CCACCTTATTACGTCTCAGCTGATCAGAATACGACAATGACCTATGCCAACGTCCAAGACGAGAGGCTTCAATTCCTTACACTATCCTTGCAGCCTTTCGTGTCTGCCATCGAGGATCGTCTCTCTATGGATGACATCACAGCTCGCGGCAACGTCGTCAAATTCGATCTTGACAGCAACTACTTACGCACAGATCCACTCAAAGAACTTTCAATCATCCGTGAACTACTTGATCTCCAGTTGATCACTCAAGAACAGGCCATGGAAATGACAGACCTAACACCTAATGGAAGCGAAGGCATGCAATGAAAGAGATGCTCACATTCTCAGCAGAACTTACAGCAGATGCGTCAGAGCGCACTATCTCTGGAAAGATCGTTCCCTTTAATGGCGAGGTAGGCAACACATCTGCCGGAGCCGTAGTCTTTGAGCGCGGCGCAATTAACATCGCTGATTCAAGCAAAGTGAAGCTCTTATTAGAGCATGATCCTAAGCAGCCAATTGGTCGCGCTCAATTCTTCAATGAGACAGAAGATGGAATCTTCGCCTCTTTCAAGATTTCCAAATCATCCCGTGGCACAGATGCTCTCATCGAAGCCAGCGAAGAACTCCGTACTGGCCTTTCAGTTGGAGTTATGGTCAATGCAGCAAAGCCTAAGAATGGCGTTCTGTATGTATCGAGTGCTGACCTACTCGAAGTAAGTTTGGTTCAGGCAGCAGCCTTTAAGTCTGCCGCCGTAACCGATATCGCGGCATCTGAAGATGAAGCCGTTGAAGAAACCCTACCAACAGAAAGCGAGACAGCCACCGTGGAAGACACCACTTCAGCAGTCGAAGCAACACCTACAGTTGAGGCTGCCGCAGTTGAAGCTGCTCGCCCTGCTGTAACAGCAATGGCTTACACAAAGCCACGCATCGAAGTAACAGCGGCTAAGTACGTTGAGAACACAATTCGCGCAGCAATGGGCGACGATGCAGCACGTCAATACATCGCAGCAGCAGACAACACAACTGACAACGCTGGTCTAGTACCAACACGTCAACTTTCAGAGATCATCAACCCTCTCGGTACAACTATCCGCCCATCAATCGAAGCAATCTCTCGTGGGGTTCTTCCAGATGCAGGTATGACATTCGAGATTCCTAAGATCACAGCTATGCCTGCCGTTGCAGTCGCAGCTGAAGATGCAGCATTTCAAGATACAGACCAGACATCTGCATTCCTTTCAGTGGATGTCAAGAAGTACGCTGGACAACAGACATTCTCAGTTGAATTGCTAGATCGTACATCTCCAGCATTCTTTGATGAACTCGTTCGTAACATGGCCGCAGCATATGCAAAGGCTACAGATGCAGCAGTTAACGCAGCAATCATCACAGGTGCATCACTTGATGCAACCACAACAACAACTTACCCAACAGCAGCAGAACTCCTCGGAGTAGTTGCTCGCGGTGCAGCTTCTGTCTATGGCGCAACACTCGGCCTAGCTAACCCATTCGCTCGCAACATGATTGTCAACACTTCACAGTGGTCTAACATCATGACACTCAATGACGCAGGACGTCCTATCTACACAGCTTCACAGCCACAGAACGCAGGCGGAGCAGTGGCACCTACAGCTCTACAAGGTAACGTTGCAGGTCTTAACCTCTACGTCACACCTAACACAGCTTCAGGTACTGACACAGATGGATCGATCCTTATCGTTAACCCAGATGCGTACACATGGTACGAGTCACCAACATACCGTCTACGCGCAGAATCAACAGCGGCAGGACAGATCACAATCGGCTACTACGGCTACGGCGCAATTGCGACCAAGGTCGGAGCAGGCGCATTTAAGAATAACAAGGCGTAAGCCACACTAAGTCGCTGGCAGGGTAGTGCCCTTCTACCCTGCCAGTCTTTAGAAAGGATTAGAGCATGTCATTGACAACAGTTGCAGAGCTTCGCACCGCCCTAGGCGTTGGTAGTCTCTATACTGATGCAGTCTTGCAGTCTGTCTGCGATGCCGCAGATGACGTACTCTTGCCCTTTCTATGGAATAACTACACATTCAATGTCGGACACAGTAATACAACTACAGAAGGCACATTGTATTTTGAGCAATCAATCAAGGATGTCTTTTATGTCGGTCAAACTGTAACGATCAGTGGTAATGGCGCACCTCATAATGGATCTAAGGCAATCACTGGCATGAGTAACACATCTATCACTTATGCAGTTACAGGCAGTCCGACAGCGCAACCTCAACATACAGTGACTCCTTTTGGACGGGTAGCAGCAGTAGCCACAGTCGACTACACAACAGTACCGGCAATTCAAGAAGCATCTCTTATGATCTCGATCGACATCTGGCAATCTCGCCAAGCCCCATCAAGCGGCG